CCAACTGATCGAGGGTGACAACTTGGTCGCTGATCTGGAACTGCGAGGAAACCGCAGGGTCGATCATCGGCTTGGCCGAGGCAACGCACACCGCTTCGCGTGAGCAGGCGAAGCCGTCGAGGCCCGCGACCGCACCGCTGAAGCTATTGGCGTAGTAGATGCCCTGGTCGAATCCGTAGGCTCCGTTCTGGAGCGGCAGGAAGTCGGCGTTGGTCGGGATGAGCGCCGAGTAGATCGACGGAGTAACGACCAAGCCCTTGTTGTTGGACTTGCTGATCGCGCTCCACAGCGAGGCCAGATGGCCGCTGCCCGGGGTGATCGCGGTCGTGGTAACAGTCGCCGCGCCGTAGTTCACAGTCGTGACGGGCGTAATGGCGATGCTCCAGAGTTTGTCGGCCAGAGCGTCCACGTTGATCTTAATCAGGTTCTCAAGGCGATGGCCGAGAGCGAGATCCGCCTGGCTGATGCCAAAGAACTGAGCCACATGATCCAAGGTGACGGTGGCCTTGCCAACGGTCACATCGGAACCGGGTTCAAAATTGGTCGGGTTAACAGCGGTGGCGCTGGTTGCCGAGACGATGGGCACCTGAATGGTGTCCTTTGCTTTCTTAACTTCATTGCTGAAGTCAGTGGTGAAAAGGCGCAGAGGAGCGAGGCGGTTAGCCAAGACTGTCTGAACCTGTTGCGAGATGGTGGCGACCACCAGCCCGGAATCGAATACGTTAGCCATATCTTTAGTTGATTAGGTTGGGTTTGTTGGTTGTTGGGTTTTCCTTAGCTGGTGGCTTTGGAAAGTGAGGCGCGAGCGGCCCAAATGGCTTTCTTGTGCTGCGCGTAAAGTTTGTTGCTGGTCGCAAAGTCTTTGGCCTCGACTGCGGCCATCCACTGCGCCACAGGGTCGGACTCTTCGGACTTGGCAACCGGGGCGACTGTTGCGGCGGAAACGCCTGCGGATTTTTCCAGCGCGGCGAAAGCGTCTTTGACTTTGGCAAGCTCGGCCTCGGCAGCTTCGGCGCGGGCGATGGCTTCGGCCTTCTCGGCTTCCAGCGCGGCGAGCTTTTCGGCGGAATCGTCGGCCTTGGCTTCGGGCGCGGCCTCTTCGGCGGCGGGCTCTTCGGTGATTTCGGGCGCAACGGCCTCGACGGTGACGGGCGCTTCCTCAACGGCGACTTCGACCGCAGGCGCGGCGACTTCGACTTCGGGAGCGACGGAGTTGGATTCGTCCATGCGCTTTGCAAAAGTGTCAAACCTGTGGCGCAAATCCTTGGCGCTGGCGGCGGCAGGAATGCCGTCTTCGATAGCGTCCACAAAGCCGAGCGCGGTGGCTTCCAGCGCCGTTAGCCATGTTTCTTCGTCCATGAGTCGGCTGATCTCTTCGGCGGGCATCCCACTCTTGCGCTGATAGCCGCGCACCAGCGTTGACTTCATGGTGTCGAGCAAGTCGGCTTGCTTGCGAAGGTCTTCAGCCTCGCCAGCGGCGAGCGTCCACGGGTTGTGAATCATCAAGAGCGCGTTTTCGCTCATGTAAGTCGGCTTGCCCGACATGGCGATGTAGCTCGCCATCGAAGCCGCAAGGCCGTCGATGTGGACAGTGACGCCGCCTTCGTGGCGGTTTAGCGCGTTGGCGATGGCGCTTCCGTCAATGATCTCTCCACCGGGAGAGTTGATGCGGACGTGAACGTGCTGGCCTTTGTATTCGCGCAGTTCTGCGATGAACTCTTTTGCGCCGATGCCGAACGCACCGATTTCGTCGTAGATAGAAAGCTCAATCTCGCCGCTCTTGTCGGAAGAGTTTTTAAACGCATACCACTTCTGGGTCATGCGCCCTCGCGGGTGTCAAACGTCGGCAGGCGGCACTTCTACTTGCGAGGGTTGTTCGGCATATTCTTCTGTCTCGTTGTGAACCATCGGCGTTGGTGATCCCGGCGCGGGCGGAAATACGTCTGTGACGCTCAACCCTGCCGCCTCGCACTTTTCTTTGCGGCGAACAGCGGCAGCAATCGCCGCATCTTCTTCGGCTTCTTCGTCCAGCCCGTGCATCTCGGCAAAGCGGCGGGTGGACATTGCGCCCGTGCGGACAATCTCCAAAAGCGCCTTGGTGTCGCGGCCAAAGTCCACCGTGGCGCGGGCGGGCGGGATGAAATCCACCCTCCACCAATCGTCGCGCAGCGGCAGACGCCCCGCTTGAATCTCCGACCAAACCCAATACTTCCAGAAGCGGCGGCAAAACTGATTGATGAGCCATTCCTGCAATTCAGAGAAAAAGACCTGCGCATCGGCCAGCACATAGCGGGTGTTGGCCCCGCCGATCCCGGCCACCGACCAAAGCATTTCGGGCGATACGCCGATGCCCCAAGAGATATCGCGGGCGAGAAAGTCGAGGAACTGCTGGAAGTTGTTGCCGGGGTGTTCGTTCTTGAACTGCTGCAACTTGCTTCCGGGGGGCAACTGCACCACGCCCGATTGCGAGTAGAGCTTGTCGAGCGTCACGCTGCCCGTGGAAGCATCCTGCTTCTTGAGCGCGGCCCCCATGCCGATCTGCATGGCATCGGGCGACTCGATGATGAAGGCGGGCTGGCTCGCCAGCTTGAACGTCTGCTTGGTGAAGCTGACGATATCGGCCATGTCGTGCAGATGCAGGGCTGCGCGGGCCAGCCATGACGGGCTGCGCGTGTAGCCAATGCGGACAGGGCGGCGGAAGTGCAGGATGTCATCGGCAGAGACATCGGTAAAACGCTGCGCGTCGGCGCTGCCAAGGATGCGGTATTGGGTCGGCCTGCCGTAGCGATCCGTCCGCACGCCGTCCTGCCATTCGTTTTGCGCCAGCGGTGTCGAGGCATTGCCCACTTGCTCTGCCCCCATGAACCGAACCAAGGCGCGCCCGCTCTCGCTTTTGATAAACTGCCCGAAAAAGTCGCCGTCGATAGCAACGTGGCGGATGATGAAGCTCTGCGCCTCGTAGAAATTGACCTGACCGCCCGCGTCAAAACCAAACGCTTCGCGGCCTACCGAATCCTCAAACAGTTCTTCGGCCTGCTTGTTCCACGCATCGTCCGAGGTGCGGGCGGCGGGGATGATGCCCGTGCCGCAGACATAACGCGCCACGCCATCCACGGCGCGGGCGGCAAGGCCGACGTTGTTGTAGAGCCAGCGCGCCTTCCGCATGATGTTGACCCGCGTGCCGTTGGTAAGCTCGTTGCGCGGCTCCACCGTGGGCATATAGATGAAAGTCCTGCCCGGCTGATAAAGTTCGCCTGCCTCATAGGCTGCATTTTTGGCATCGGGCTTGCGTGGCCTGCCTGCTCCGGGGCGCGCTCCACCGCGCTTTGATTTCGTTTGAATTTCCGCCACGCCTGCGGCGGTCTGTCAAATCACAGACGCACGGGCGCTTCCGACCAATCGGCGTAAACCATGCCCGCGCTGCGGACTTTCGTGGGCTCGGCAGACGGGGCGAGACCTTCGATCAAGTCTTCGACCAGATTTAGAATGTCGGCCTTGCTGTATTTGCGCGCCTGCCCCGATGTGCTGCCGCCCTCAAAGCCCGTCGAAGTGATAGTGACCTCCGAATCAGCGATGGAATACAGCTCGTCAGCAAGAGTCTGAAGCTGAGCCAGAGACTTGGTGCGTTTTAGATATTTTCTGATTCCTGCCAATTCGGAGGTCATGCCCATTCTTACAATGTCAATGCGCGCCCGCTACCAACCAAGCCACAGGCGAAAGGTTCGCGCCACCACTTCCAGCGACCAGACAAAGCCAATCGCCGCGAAGCAGAACAGCAAGACGGGCATTGCGCGATCCGCGCTCACAGGCCGAACTCCGTTTTCAACTGCACGGCCAAACGCGCGAGGCGATCGAATTCATAAAGGAAGTCTTTTGCCGCATCGCGGCTCCATTCGGACGGGAGACGATAGACCGTGCGGAAAGATAGCGAGAACGGCGGCTTGTCCTTGTCACCTTCGCCGTCTTCTTGCTTTGGCTCCCCTTCCGGAAGAACGCCCGCCGTTTTGTATGCGTCCTGCAAGCCCTTCGGATTGGATTGCAAAAGTTGATTTAAATCTACTTTTGCGAGCTTCATCCATTTCAGCATCGTGTGGTATCCGCGATCCCCGGAGTTTTCCTCCAGCCAATCCTTGAATGTTCCATGCGGAACAATTTCCTTCGCGTGGTTGCAGATTGCCCCGGCGTTCCACGCATGGCGGATTGCGATCTCCGCGCACCCCTGCGCCATCGCCGCGCACTTGTCGGCCTCCTCCGCGCAGCGTTTTAGCTCTGCGGCACAAGCTGCTGCATCAATGCAGACCTCAAGGTTGAGAGACGGTTGACTGAGTTGTAGTTCGTTTTGCATTTGTTCTGTGTTTCTTTTCTTTGGTTGTGGACTTGTTTTGCCCGTTGTCTATAGACCTCGACTGCGCGGTCTGACTTCATTCCGCGCGACTGCCGCAGGTCAAATTTGCGTTTGTATTGCCGCACCGTGGCGCTGACGTTCGCCCGCGTGTAACCGAACTTCTCGGCAATCTGCGTCTCGGTCATGCGCGTGCGGCCAAGGGCAAACAGGAGCGCGTAGCCATGCATGGCAATTTGTCGCGCCGAGGCCCGCACATATCCCCCCTCGCCCATGAGCGTCCCGGTCACGGTCTGCAAAATGATGAGCGCGGCGTCCTCGCCCCGCGCGCAGGAACCCGGATCGTTCTCCTGCTCCATCCATTCGGCGGCTCCGATTTCCACGCCGCTGCGGATAACCCCTTGCAGGTAAATCAAGATGGTGTCGATGCCCGCGCCTTTGGCAATGAGCGCGGCCATGTCACGGCGCATCTGCTCGCGGAATTGACCAATCCCGTCGAGGCAGTAATCCGACAGCGCATCCTTCGGCAACTCTGGCCCGACGCGGTAATCGTCGAGCGGGTTGGCGTGATGCGCGAGTTGATCGTCTATGCGTTTAGCGTCTGGTGAATCGTGGCCCATTACGGCCACGCGGGCGAGGTGTGAATCTCATCGGCGCGGAGATTAACACAAATGAAAAATCGGTCAAATGAGGCAAAAGAAAACCCCGCCGAAAGGCGGGGCTTGCTTGGTTGTTTTCGTTAATTAAGCGGCAGCGTAGCGCATCGCTTGTGTGAGACTGTCGCAATAAGTTTTTGCAAAGTAGTCGGATTGAATGTCGGTGTGGTCATCCTCGTGGCGGAATCCAATGCAGACAGCTTCGTCGCTGTGACCGTTGCGGCTAAACTCAACCACTCTTTTGCAGTTGCCTTTTTTGGCGCTGAATTGGCTTCCGTTGTGCGTGACGATAAACCCGTTTTTTTGGAGTTTGTTGATGGCGTTTTGTATTTTCATTACGCGATCAATCTAACTCAACCGCTTGTGTTTGTAAAGGGAAAAATTTATTTTTTTTTCATCTTTTTTTGGCCCCTCTAACCCCTTGAAAACAGGGTATTTACCCTGTCGCCCCCTTGCGCTGAAGCGCCTTGAGGCGGCGAACCTCCCCGGATTTCTTCCCCGCTTCGCTGTAATGCTTTTTGCTGCGGGCCTTGGCCTTGCCTGTGCCTGCCGCCCCGCCCTTTTTGCCAAGGGCGGCGGCGGCTTTGCTGATGTCGGTTTGTTTGCTCATGCTGCCTCCTTTATTTTAGTCGCGGCTTCGACGAATCCTTGCTCGCGGATGTTGCGGTTCCATATGCTTGCGAATTGCTGAAGCTCCCGCTTCACGGTTGGGCGAATCATTTTGGCCCCGTCTTCACGGGCGAAATAAACGGTTTGCTCAAAGCCCGTGCAAGCCTTGAAATAATACGGCCACAGCTTGCCGTCCCATTCCTCAAAGCACATTTCGGGATCGGTCAGCAGGTCGCCGTTTTGCTCGTAGTAGTGCGCGACAGAGATTGCAGGATGGCCGTTTGGCCCGGTGCCGATACGCTCAATGACAAGCGGCATAAACGGGCCGTTTTCGATTTTGCAGTAGGGCGGGTTGTCTTGCTTTGCGAGGATTTGTTGGATGGTTTTCATGATTCTCTGTGTTCGGTTGATTGCTTATTAGTAGGAAACCCGGACGGAGTGTTTCTTGATCTTGCCTTGCTTGGTGACGCGGGCGCTCCACCAGACGTTGTTATTGTCGCGCGCAAAGATTAGATCGCCGAGGTCTTTGCAAAGTGTCAGCGGCGAAGTCATTCCGAGGATGAATTGCATTTGCGTCAGGATGTTTTGCACTTGGTTTTGTGTGTTCTGTGTTTTCATTACGCTGATACTTTAAGACAACCGCTTGCCTTTGTCAATGGATTTTTTTTGGCTTTTTTTGGGGGTCTGTCCGGGCCTGATACCCAAGCAGTAATCCCCGAAAGGCGTGTGCTGCGTGGTTACTTCGACAAGCGATTCGTCGGTGAGTCCTGCGGTTGCCTTCTCCATCCAATCAACCCAAATGACTTGGCGGGCTTTGACGGCGGCGAGGGTTTCGGTTTTGGTCGTGGTCATTGTTCGTTCTCCGGTTAGGCGTTTTGCAAATACATCGCCCGGTATTTTTCCAACCGTGCGGGAATTGTTTTTGCGCGTTCGACCCAAAAGCCCGAGTTGGCGGCGACTTTATTAAGGTTGCCGAGCATTGCAGTAATCGCATCGGCCTTGGCTTGAAGCTCAATGATTGCGTGCGGTGCTTGGCGGCGAATTTCTTCAGCCGTTCCGCCCGTGACCCAATCCATCGTGTAGCGGAAGGAATCGAGAGCGTTGAGCAGTTCGGTTTTGGTGGTCTTGCGTTTGGTGTTCTGTGTTTTCATTACCCCGACAAGATAAAGGCAACCGCTTGTCTTTGTAAAGGGAAAAGTTTCACCTTTTTCATCTTTTTTTTCACCCCCCCCTAACCCCTTGAAAACAGAGGGTTTACGGAGTCACTTCTTCTGACGGAGCCGCGCCCGCGTCAAAATTCCCCCGGAGAATTTGCCAACTTACCACGGCCAGCTTGCAGCAATCCCCGTAGTGATCGTTCGGCAATTTCTTCCACGTTTGCAGCGTCCCGCCCGCCGTGCGCTTCGTCATGAGTTGCTGCCCGCTGAGTCCCGCGATGAGTGAGTCCGGGGCGTCGATCGGCAAGCGGAAAAGCGGAACGCGGCGGCGGTTGATCCGCCAATCATAGAACTCCGTCTTGAGCGTTTGGTCGATGTAAGTGTAAAGCCCCAAGCCTTCGGGTTGTTGCAAGCGCGTGTATCGCACCGGGTCTTTGCCGAAGGCTGCGTCACTTCCCTTGCTCGGCCATAGCACCGGAGCCGTGGCATAGCACACATTGTAAACGCGCTCGGTGAGGTAGCCGCTATCGACAAGCCCGCGTTGAATGAAAACGTCATTGCCCGCCGCGTCGAGGTAACGAAGACGCGCGGGGTTATCTTCCTGCACGAAGGCGATAAGGTCTTCGGGCGACAAGACCGTGCCGCAATCAATCGGGGTAATCTCTCCCGTGATGCTGATCGCGGAAACAACCCAATGCGTCTGATTTTGTCCGGGGTCAGCGCCGAGGAATAAATAAGCCAAGCGATCCCCGGAACAATGCGGCGGGATCTTTTGCCACTCGCACGAAACGTCCCGGCATTGCCTCACCTTTTCCTCGCGCACGTTTACGTCGATCGGCGCGTATGGAATCGCCAGCGTTGAGTTGTTGAAGTCCTGCAAGTCGGCGGGCGTATCCTTCCCCTGCAAAAACTTTGCCGCCAGTTCGCCAAAGCCGCAGGATCGCCACGGCGCATAAAGCGAATTGAGGTGATAGCTGCGGCGTCCCGCAGATGCGGCGGGATTCGTTGCGCGCCATTCCCCTTCGCGCAGCATCTTGGTTTTGTGACCGTCCGTGATCCTGCCTTGGCAAGCCGCGCACTCGTAGTAAGCCGAAGCGCGCACAGCGTCTTCGTTCCACTTGCCGTCGAGCTTGGCTTCCTTGTCCCATTTGACCTGTGAGAACTCGAGCCGTTGCTTGTCGCCACAATGCGGGCAAGGCACGTAGTAATAGCGCTGATCGCCCGACTGAAATGCCGTCCAGATTTCGCCGTCTGGCGTGGTCGGTGTGGAGGTCTTGACCCGCAGCGCGTTCGTGTAGCTCTTGGTGCGATTCTCGGCCAAGGCTACGGCAGAGGATTCCTTTTCCGTGGCCTCGGCAAACTTGTCCGTTTCGTCCATGACCAACAACCCGGCAGGACGCGAGGCCAGATTTGAGGGCGAGTTAGACCCGACGAAGGTCAGCGTAGCGTCTTTGAACTGCTGCTCCAGCGTCTTGTAGCGATGCGTGTTGTGCGGCTTGAGCGCGGCCAAGGGGCGGCAGTCATCAACCATCGGTTGCCAGCGGTTCTCGGAGAAAGAGCGCGCCATGCTTTCCGTGGGCATGACCCAAAGGGTCGGGAAAGGATTGTTGCTCATGCGCCATGCTGTTCCGATCATAACAATCGTGGTCTTGCTGGTCTGCGTTCCAAAGCAAAGCGCAAGGTCGGTCACTCGCGGATCGCTGAAACATTCCAACGGCTCGCGGACGTAAGGAGTGAGCAGGGTTGAATACGGCCCCGGCGTCTCGGTCTGGCGGCGAGAAAGGACAATCTCGTCCTCGGCCCATTGCCAAACGCTGCGCGTGTCGATGGGCGCGAACACATCGCGGAGGCTGCGATCAAGTTGTTGGCAAAGCGTCATGCCGCCTAAAGATTCAACTCAATAGAATAAGCGCACCCTCCGCGCGTTATCTGCCGCACCATCCCTGGATATTTCTCAACCAGCTTTTTGATGCACTCCGCTTCCATCGTCATTGTCCGATAGTCTTTGCATCCTCCGTCTGTTCCCCAATGCTCATTTTGCCAATGCAAATGCCGCGCGGCCAAAATGCCGCCATGCAGTTTTACGTGCCGTAAGCAAATTTCGTAGTCCTCTTTGACCGGGAAATCCTCGTCAAAATACATTGTTCCGTCGTTGATCATTCCCATGCAAGAAGCCGTGACGTAGCTGCGAAAATTGAACGGCTTGTATGGGTAAACGCTTCGCAGCGCGCTTTCCGTTTTAATCCCCCACACTTTCCAGCCAAGTTGTTCGGTCATATCAAACAGCTTGTGAAACTCCGCGCGCCATACCGACTCGCTCTTGAGTTTCTTCTGTTTCGCGTTTTCTCGATACAGCTTCGTATACCCACAAACCTTTACGTCATCATCAACAAAGACCACCCGCGATTCTTTGGTGTTCTTCAGTATCCAGTTTCGGGTTTTAGTAATTCCCCTTACTTCATTGGGAATGCCGACAACGTGCTTGTTGGTCTTTGTGTATTGATGCAGCTCGCCTTCTGGAACAAACATCGTTGCCATCGTCAACACTTTGTCCTAGGTCGTTAATCCCGCGCGTCCTTTACTTGGTATGGCTATAAGCATTTTTGACCCTTTCAAATGTCAGGACTCTTTCCGTGCCTATGGCATCAAACGCGCTTCCCTGTTTGTATCCGCCGCGCCGAACTTTTTTTAGCTGAAACCACTGCACCATTTCGTCCCACTCCTCCAATGTTTTAGCGAGGATGACCACGTATTCCATTTCGGGCTCTAACTGCAAAGACTGCTCGTGCTCTATTTTTTCCTCCGCTTCCTCTATAATCTTCTCGCTGTTGAGCAAGTCATCCGATTCCGCGTCTGTAAATCCCAACGCCTCAAGGTCAAATCCTTCCGCGCAAAGATCGACGGCCTCGACTTTCAGCATTTCTTCGTCCCATCCGCCGCCAATCTCTGCCAACTTGTTGTCGGCAATGATATAGGCGCGCTTTTGTATTTCTGTTAGGTGGCTCAAGCGAAGGCACGGCACTTTCGTTAGCCCAAGCTTTTGAGCGGCCATTACTCTCCCGTGTCCTGCTATGATTCCGTTTTCTGGATCAATAAGCACCGGGTTGTTAAATCCAAATTCCCGGATGCTTCCCGCAATTTTAGCCACTTGCTCTGCGTCATGCTTTTTTGCATTGCGAGCGTAAGGTATCAGCGTTTCTGTTTTTACGTGCTCAATTTGTGTTTGCGTGGTTTTCATTTGGTCGGTTGGTTTCTTTGAAAAGAAGTCTGATCCAGTTCTCCATGATTCCCTGCGCGTGAATCGGATCATTCGGGTTGAGTTGCGCGGCAAGGGCGGCTGGCGCAGCAAGTAGCTTTTGCCGTAGATCGGTGAAGACTTGGCGGTAGGTGCGCTCGGCGGCTTCGACGCTCATCGTCTTGCCGTCGCGCTCCAAGATATCGCGTAAGCGGTCTTCCATCGCCGCTTGTCGCATGATGATGTTGTTGAGTGTCTGAACCCACTGACGGGCCATCGCCTCATCTCCGCGCTTGTGACAGGCGGCAATCCTGCTTTGGCAATACTGACGCGATGACCGCAGTGCCTTAAGCGTTTCTTGGCAGGAGCGTTCCCCGATGACGATTTCTTCCGGGCGCTCGGCAAGCTCGACAGCTTGCTTGGTGGCGTCCGGGTCTTCGGGTTCCTCTATCGTGACGGGCGCGGGCGCTGCGGGTGGCTCAATTTTCGACGCGAGCGGCGTTGCTGTAATGAGACGGCTCCCGGCGCGGGCGGCGTTACGTTGACGCCACAGGCTTCCGCCCTCCAAGTCGGCGGGCATCCCGCGCTTTCTCCAGCGATGAATGAGAGACGGGCTGACTCTTTCGTGGCTGGCTTGCGCTCTGACTGAAACTGCGGCGGCGTTCACTCGCCGCGTTCACCGTGTCAAACGCTGGTGAACACTCAAAAAGATGATAAATGACGCCTAAAC